CCCGACTATGCCATCCTAAAGCACCGGACTCAGCGTTGACTAATGGAAGCTTACCAAGGTAAGATTCCACAATCATCCTGAGCTCGGTAGATAGTTCGTAGAGACCTTTTAACCAACACTGGTTAGAAGCCGCTACGTAACTAGCCAAAGCTTTAGGGTCTCCGGAGAGAACCATGACTGGATCGGCACGGATGTATACAGGGGTTACATCGTATCCCATGTACGCATCAACACCGCAGCTTTCTCTGAAGTTTCCTTCAAAGAAAGATTTCTTTCGGTTGACTTTAAGACCGAAGGATTCTATCCAGTCCATCACCTGATGAGCGTATTGAGTTGGGACGATGATATCATCGCCATAAACTCGAATACGCCTAGCGGTCTGCAAAACTCTCCTATAGGATGGGTTGTAAAACCCATCCGTATAGAGTATCGCGCTTATCGCAATCAAAGCGAATGTGATACTCTGTATAGGAAAAGTTGTTGCATTACCCATACCTGCATATTTAGCCATTTGTTTAGGGATTTTCTTCTCTAAACAATACGCTAAACGGCATCGGATAAGACTAGATAAATATCTAGGCTTCTTCTCGAAGACCTTCTTAACCACAGAAAGGCTAAGGAGATCACTCGCGGAAGACAAGTCCAATGTCGACCACATGCCGGTACGTGAGCCAGTCAACGCAAGCATTTGATTCTCGCGCTGATTGGTCAGTTCTAAGCACTGTCTGAGTATACGACACTTAGGGATTTCATCCCTGAGCAACGTATTCAAGCCCTGCTGAATATACATATTCAGAAGGGGCTCAACAGTTATTGTACGTCGCGATACCGAGTTTTTAGGTACCGTGACGAGCCTAGAACAGCCGCTAGAAGACAGTATATGAGGGACTTCTGGAAATTCACGCCCAAACTCTTCAAACGGATCGTTACCTCGAGGAGGTAACAGTCCGCCTTGGAGTTCGGGAATGAATAATTCCGGACCAGAATGGGAGAGCCGATAGGACGAAATCTTATCGAACTCTCCTCTTGAGTCGAAAATAGCAATCTTTTCAGATTGCAAAGAGGACTCAAGCCATTCGAATCCGTAACCAGAAAGCTCAGGTGATCCATCACGGATACCTGAGAGTACTCCAGACCACTTCTGGTTCGGAGTAAGTCCTTCACATACGGCACCCGGACCGTGTTTAGGGTTAATCTTCTTTGCCTCAAAAGAGTCGAGGTTAGGAAGACAAAATCCTGCCACACGTGAGAACAGACCCGCATATGAGTCCGGACATAGTCCAGATTCTGCTTGCTTGTCTGTGTCCCAAAAAGTTCGAGTTGCGAGTCGATTGAGATCTTCATCTCGGTCGTCAGACAACTTGAGCTTCTTAAAGAGACGGAGTATTTCCCTAAGACACTTAACATGTCCAGGTGATACTCGCTCCTTAAGGGATCCGGTTGATGGTTCGAACACTTTGCACAGCAAACCTGAGAAAATTCTCGGGAGAGCTCC